AATTAACAGTAGCAGTAGCAGATCTGGTAGATCGAGGTACATAACCAATATTTCTTGCAAGTGAAACAACATTTTCTCTTAAAGTCGCACTATCAAGGAAACATTCATTAACTGCCATATTGGTATTATAGGCAGTAATATAAGAGTTATACGCCAATAGGTCAATCAGCACAGAAAAGTTTGACCCTTCAAAGTCAAAATCTGTAAATTTACTATTAGTTCGTAGATAATCCTTTATTTGTGATCTCAGATCAGCAAAGTCTAGGTTAGTAAACTGATTGAACGCCATTATAGTCTAGTTGATTGAAGTACAAATTCTATATTTTGCATAGGCAAAGACAAACCAGTCACATTATATCGAATAGCAACGTTTAATTCATTCGTATCAGGAGGAAATGCAACCTGACAATTAACATTACTCACTCTTGGTTCAAAATTTTCCAATAGAAGGATGATATCATCCTGAATATTCTCTGCATCAAAATTAGTTTGCAGTTCAAATAGAGAATCATCTACTTGAGTCCCTATCAAATTATTAGAAAATCGTTCTCCCAAACGAGTTCTGACCAAATTCATGACAGACCGTCTTATAGCATCTTCATTAGTGAATATGCCTACGTCATTAGTTACAGGATGTTTAACAAATGAGAGACTAATATCCGAAAATACTTGGGATTTATTTTTTGATCTGTCTATTAAAGCCATTTTTAGCAGTTAACAAGCTTATCTATATCACTTTCACTCAAATCTTGCTTTCTTTTAGTATCATTAGCATCATCGCCAACAACTTCACGCAAGATATTGTCATCATTTTCTTGTTTGTCAATTAATTTTCGGTTTTCCATGTCGAATTCCATTATTATATCTTATTTATCGCATAAAAAAAGCACTTAGGTATTTACCCAAGTGCTTGAGGTTATTTAATTGTTATTTTATTAACCTGCAGCTAGCGGAGACTGTTGGTTATTGTTGATTGCAGCACCCTTTTTGCGTGCTTGTGCGGATACATCATACTGTCCGACTGTCCTTCCACTTCCACCGCCTACTGTAGCGACGTTATGTGGTGCCTTTGTTGGATCTGAATCTGCCATTAACCTTGTCCTCTGTAGGGTTTTCTTGCTTTGTTTCGACTAGTCGCAGAGTATTTTGAATTGTTACCCTGTCCCTGTCTTGTCTTTTTCTGAACCGCACCTATGGGCGATCCATCTTTTGACATTTTTCTTATTGCCATAATCTATTTATCAATACGGTTGTCATTTTGTAATTTAGCTCTCAATCTTTGAGGCGAATAACCCTCACCGATGTAATGTTGCAGTCTCTGATCTGCTTGTTCCTTAGTTAATCGTTGATCAACCTTGGGATCAATGACATACCAGCCATTAGTCCCAAGTTCTACGATTTTATATAAGTTGTCCATTAGATAACTCGTGTCTTTTCATGTCCCACACGGATCTTTGGATCACACCAGATCTCATATCCTGCTTCTTTAGCATCTAAACAGAAAGAAACGTCTTCTCCACACATGTCTTGAACATCACCTGATTCAAACACCTGCATTTTAGGTGCAAACCAAGGATACTTCATTTCAGTATTTTCAAATACACCATGTTTGATTAACAACCAACCAAATCCAGTGTAATCAACTGTGAAAGGTTTGCGACGACGTGAGATGGACTCAATAGTTTCATGATTCATAACTCCACCATTCTTGGCGAAATCATCCTCCTCCAACCAATGAGCAACTGAAGTGGTCTTTCCATCCTCTGTGCAATACCAACCAGCTGCAATATCCTTCTGCATCCATACTAGACGATAGAACTTCTCGGTATCGAATACGATATCCGAGTCAATCCACAACTGATAATCATACTTAAGTTTTCCATCCCAAGGAATTTGGTCTGGACCACGTAGTACGTTAGCCCCTAGGCACTTACAACGTGCGAAATTGACCATAGAAGAATAATCTTGCGAAATTTGAATCGAAGATCCGTTCTGTACTAGATCAAAACATAGTTGTACGAAAGCCTTGAGGAAAATATATGAGACTCCTCTACCTGGCAAACAAAATACGACACTCTTATTTTTTAGTATCTCTTTTGCCGCAGCCAAATCAAAATCATCTTCTACTTTTTTAGTCTTAGGCGCATTTGCCTTAACTGTAAATCCTTTAGCCATAACGTTTGCAAAGTTACATGATTATTATACTACGGTCAAGTCATTTTGTCCATAGGTGTATTATATAGACTACTTATTCTTAACTACTTTTATCTCTTCATTACGTAGTTCGTCATCTGGGTAATGAGTGAAATATGCTCTTAAAAACTCTAATTTGTGCTTTAAATCACGTTCTTCTACTTCATCCATGATTTTTTTACCACCAATAAAGACGTTATAGGTATTCATCTTCCATAATTGCTAACATATCTTCTAAATCTGACTTAATGTCAGGATGATACATCAAATTTGTATCATTTTCCAATCGGTATTGAAGAGATTCTACAATTAAATCTAAATTATAAGAATCTAGCTCCTCCAGCTGCTCAATATTCATTTTTATGTTGCGACATCACGAAGTATCTATAAAATTATGATGTTCTCCAGCTAATATATGAAGTTGCAACGTATTTTGCTTCTGAAATGGGAACATTATCTTGATGAGGAAGCACATAATTGCATGGAAAGATGAGAACTTTCCCTTTTACGGGTCTTGACGCTAATCCATAGTTAGGAAACTCATTTTCACCACCTTCTTCTACCGTATTAAGGTACATTATAACAGAAAATAGTCTATTTACGTCTTCTCCAACATTTTGATCGAATTTATATGTGGATTCTCCTTCATTTGGTGGATAAACTCGTACAACAAAGTCCCCAAGTTCCAAATCATCTATTGGGCCAGGGCATTCTTGAACATATCTACCATAAACGTCTTGTGTTATCTCAGAAATCCAATCAAAAATAGGAATTGGGTCTTGTGGTTCGGGAGATACGGCCCTCACAGGGTAACCAAGTCCTTTTTGCTTCCCTAAAAACCATGATAACATCTCATCGACCCTCTCTTCGGGTATAATATTGTATGTTTTCACCAAATCGGTAACTTTAGTGGGAAATTGTTGGTACATTTAGGGACTTTCGGCGCCGATTTTTCGTTTTTTGCGTTAGAAACTAGATTCTTCGTATTTCTCTAACTCTTTTTCATTTACTTCTGAGTAAGTTATATCATCCCAATAAGAATGGAACAATCTGCCCCATATTACTTTAAACTCCTGTTCATCTAGGTTCTTAAACAAGCAGCGATCTTTTAAGTAGATATGGTATGTTTTCATTTTTTCCTCATAGGTACTTCTATTGTCCAAGATCCTCCTTCTAGAGTAATCATATCGAAGTTCTTTTTAAACTCTTTCTCTCTTTCCTTCTTTTCTTTCTCCATTGTTATCTCAATGGTTTCAATACTCCTTTCACCATAATTGGGTTTGTTTGGATTGGGTTGATCCATATACTCAAGTATGAGATCATCTATCATGCCATACAGAGTATCCCATGTAACTCTGACACGGGCATCCATTGCAACTTCATCAATATCGTCTTCAGTCATTTCTAACTTAAGAACTCCTGCTCTGATTGCAACTAACTCATTCAAGTTAAATTCAATCTTGATATCATTATACATTGCTGACATTAGGGCATCTCCACATGGTATTTTTCACAAAATCTTGCGATCTCATCATGAACTTGATTGTATATCGGAGAGAGATCAAGATCCGATCTTAGTGCATGTGCGATGTGGTCAATTTGATCTTCTGTCAGACAGTGATCTGGATGTAATGCATCACATACATGCATCTCTTGTTCGATCAACTCATTAAGGTTGATTCTAATTTCATAATCTCTATAAACTGGCATAGTTAGTCTGTAATGTCTGATAGTTTGAACAAACTGTGTAAAGTAAGTCCAGCCCATGTCATACTAGCATGAGCTTCGTCATCTATTTGTCGATCTACAATAGCTACAACTCTAGTAACATTGTACCCTGCATCACGCAATTTATGAACCGCCTTAATAGATGAACCACCCGTAGTAATAACATCCTCTAATACAGTGATCTTAGTACCCTTCTCAGGAAGGGGACCTTCAATCCAAGCACCAGTACCATGACCTTTTGGTTCTTTACGAACAATTAATGCTTTCATATCACGAGGATGTGCAGCCATAATGACTCCACTTACTAAAGGGTCTGCACCCAATGTAAGTCCTGCGACTGTATCTGTGTGTATTCTACTAAGCAATAGGTTAGATGTCAAATATAATCCTCTACTACTTAATATAACTGGTTTGCAATTTATATAGTGATCACTCTTCCGACCAGAAGATAGTGTTATCTCCCCTTTTTTATATGCATCCTTTTTCAACAGGTCTAATAGTTCATCCTTCATTTTTAAAATGCATGTTTTTTCTTATTTAACGCTTAAGATGATCGTTATTCTGTTCAATAAAACTAATATTAAATGCATAACTGATACGTTCTTCATCTTCATTATGAGACTCAACCCAATGTGGTAGTTTAGCAGGAAAGATTATCATATCTCCTGCATCACATTCTGGATAAAAACATTCACCTTCACCTAATACCTGAAGACATGCCATATCAGTACAGAACGTATTAAGAATTCCTAACTTCCGCATAGAATCAGTCACATAGAATACACATGCTAATCTACCTTCTCCATGTGTATGAACTACATTATAATGACCTTCCTTATTAATATTCAACCAACCTTGATCTATCTTATGTCGTAAAGGTATTCCTTCACTACTCTCTAGAAAATTCCTTACATATTCCCATGCAAGCGGACAATCCTTTTGATCAAGAAACGCACTTTGCCATCCACCTCTATTACTTACTATCCTTTTCTTATCAGTTGCTTGTATTGTATGTGCTTCATCAATGAATGCTTGTTGATCAAACGTTTCCTCATTTGTTTTAAAGTGCCAATACGGAACACCAAATAATTTCTGTAACATGACTATCAGTTTAGATACTTCTTCTCATCTTCATATGGATGAATCTGTCCTGTCCATAATTTATATCCCTGTGCCACTTCAGGTAATAACCATTCATGTACAGGAAGACATGCTTCCCAATTCACAGGTTGAACACAATTCATTACTACTACTGTCCAAAAGGCAGTAAGGTGATTCATTAATGATAACATTACGGTTCCAATATGTCTAGTAATGTGCCTTCACTCATTAACCTATGTCTCTTACCTGTACTATGCGCCCTTGCTTGTGCAGATCTAAATGCATCTCTTTCATTATGTTTAGTCACTAGATGTTTCCAATGTCCAAACTGATCTTGCCATTCGATTTCGATCTTTCTCATGTTACCATTAGTCCGTCTTGACTACCAACTTTATAACTATCGTATGCAATATCTCCCGCAATGCATATACGATATTCATCAGTAGAATGAATAGGGAGTGACATATGATTTATATCACTAGGAAATAACATCATAGTACCATTCCTTTCAGGAGACAAAGGTACATTATGTTTGCGTAGTTTTCCACAGGTATCATTATATGTAAGTATTACTTCCCCTGCTTCACCTCTAAATCCCCATTGTATATTTTTCTCCTCTTCACTATTAACAGGATTATGTAACCATAACACAAATGTCATAATAGATCTATGATCATGTAGTGCATGGTAGTCATGTCTTGTACTTGCTCTACACCATAATCTACTTAACTTTAGGTTATGTCTATGTGTTGTCTCTATCTTGCCAGGTAATCCCCAACGTTGTATATACGCATTTAACATAGGACCACATATCCTATCCTCAAATGACTTATACCCAACACCAAACCACCACTGTTTTAAATCAGTAGGTACATCTATTAATGTATTCCCTTCCCACTTTGCTTCTTTAGGAGAATTCTGCTTTACTAATTCCCAACATAAATCTTGATTCTCTTTACTTAATACCGTCTGAACTATCCCATAATTCTTTGGGTTTATATAATCAAATTTCATATGGGCATTTTTTATATACTGAAATTTTTTTAATTAGCGTTTAATATATAGCTCTCGATTTCGGTTCGTTGTAGGTTAGGGTAGTTAGCGGTTTTTAAGCCACCATCGCACCATCCCCCGCTTAACATAAGAACACAAATCAGTGTCGAATTTGCTGCTCTAACTGTCCAAGGATTGCCCTCCTTATGTGTTACAAATACATCATAACATGAAAAAAGGAGAGTGTCAACAACTCTCCTCATGATTGTCTTAGATAAGTGTAGCGGACTTGGAGTTAATCTTCCCCCTATTTGTATTAGTTCTGATCCCTTTAGTTTGTGTTAACCAGAGTTCAGACTTGCGAGGGTTTCTAACAGGAAGTCTGACATATTTGATCTTATTTTGTGTATCTAAGATCTCTAAGTCTAGACGAGTTAGTGAACTAATGTCGATCATAATAAAGAAGAGGTTTGTGTTAGTTAGTGAGGACGAATTAATCGACTAGATTGTTAATTTCCTCCTGTGTGATTGTCTCACAGTTTGCTTCACCTACCCACTTATTAATATGACGACTAGTTGTTACACTGTACTTAACTTCTGTACGAAGGTAACCACGACTAGGAACGAATGCCGCAACTGGTGTACTATAAGAAAAGAAGACTTCTGTTCCATTGTTAACAGTGACGACGTTCTGATTAGACGCAATTGGTGTTAGTTTCATTTAGAAATGATCCTTTGTTTAGTACTCTTTAATTATACTGCATTTCAGGGGTAATGGGAGAACACTATGACAGTTATTTGACTGTCCTCTATCGCTTTACATAAGACTGAAAGTGTGTCACTATGCTTTATAAACCCTTACAGAGTTAAGTATACACGAGTTTCGGAAGATTGTCAAGTCTTTGTTAACACTCTGAGTCTTATGATTGGGTTCCGTGACATTATATGAACTTCCTTGACATTTCCGAGGGTTTGTGATAGAATGCTCCCCAAGATGACTATAATTCGCTACCTTTATTCAACCCTAATCACGAAATCAATATATCACACAAGTACGTTTATTTAACCTTTTATTTAATAACGTAAAAAGAACACTTATTCCACAATAGTTACTAAATCTGTGGAAAACTATGTCTTAATTGTGTATAACTTCTACGACTAATAACCCTATTCCGAGTAACACTGAAACAATGATAGTTGCGTCTATTTCGAGTAACTTAGTCATCATACATTATCCCTCTGAATGTAATTAATCTTACCTATCAGTTGTTGTAACATACGATAGATATTACCACTTTCATTAACATTGAGATCATCATACTTTTGTAAGTTCTCTAACACTAACAGTTTTAATAAAGATAACTCTTCCTTAGAGAAAGTACCTCCCTTAAGTGTAGCATTGAGTTGTTCAATTGTGTCTTGCATGTTGTTAATCAGTTGTGGAAATGTGGAAAACTTTGATACTTTACGTTAGTAAAGTTTCAACCTTGGTTGTTACTTAAATATCATAACTTAGTTCAAATTCTATCTCATACTCCTCATATTCTACCTCACTAAAGTTATCATCAGGATCATACAATCTGTTAAAGAAAGTAACACTATCTTCTTGAACATGTTTAACGAAACGTGTTACAGAAGACGGTCTAATTGCATTGAGTAGAGTAATACTTTGTCCAGTCATTTTCTCTTTCCTCCTTTATACTTTCTTGATACAATTTGACCGAGGTTTTCGACATAAACCTCTTTCACCCTTTCGTTATCTTTCAGTTGTAGCAATTCTTTCCAATTCCAGTTACTTGGTTGGACACAGTTCTTATCATTAACTGTGAAATCTAAAGTAACTCTATAACGTGTAACATGCGGTGTTTGAACAGACATGGAAGGGAGAAAATAGAAGAACTATTGTTATTATATAGGAGTGATATTAATATGTCAAGTGTATCACTAACGTAAGTTATTGATTCAGTATCTTATAACGAACTTGGGACAATCTTCGGAATTAACAAACTTTAGTTTGGTAATACCTCACGTCTTCGTTAATACTTATGGGGAACGATTGTGTCTTGTGAGTGTTAAAAAATCTGCGGCGTTCGTCTCGGAGAGACTCACACAATGAGAGACAAATAGAAGGAGATAATTATAAAGAATTACCATGAAAATGGATCCTCCTCATTATCACTTTGTTCAATCAATTCACAATCCCAATCTAACAACTTCTCATCCATAATTAAACACTCATTAACAACGTCAGGAACCCATTTACGGGGGTGTTGATGACACTTAATGGTCAAAGTTACCTCGTATTCTTTATACTCGGTAGGGGACGATTTGGTTGTACTCATTGTAAAGAATCCTCGAATCTTTGTCTTGCAATTGATTCACATTGTTCCTCATCATACTGTGGAAAGTATTCATCAAGGACTTCTTCGTAGATACTTTCTAGGATTGATTCGTGATGTAATGTTGACATTTAAAGACCTCTCTGATTAACAAATTGATAGGGTGATTTAGTGTTATCGGTTATTATATAATCACCTGAATCATTCTTCTCTATAATATCACTTCCAAGTGCGTAATCGTTAAGGATAACTTTATATTGAGTGCGTCCATTCAATGTAACAACCTTTAGGTTATTATCGGGAATTGGTTTGTTATTTAAGATTGATTTTGTTGGATAGTAATCAATAACGAGATTACCACAATTTGATACGATTTGCATGATGATTGTCCTCCTTAATTATGAATACATTTCTAAATCTTCCATGACTCGGTGTAACGCACTGAGACAATCTACAATATCAACTTTATAATCAGTGTGTTCAATTACATTGTAAAACTTTGTATATAACCTGTAAAAATCATCACCTTCGGTAACACTTCTATCTTCCATTTCAAAGGGTAAATCATTAAGAACTGTTTGGAGTTCTTTAACACTTAGTTTGGTTGATTGTGACATAGTAATGATTAGTAAAGGGACTAGGATTGTAAGAAGTATTCTTTCACATCATCTGAAGGATTAATGAGTTGTTCATACACTTCCTTAGACAATTGTGTAAAATTCTTGTTACTTTGTGATTCTTTTTTGATCGTTACAGTGTAACTCTCACCACCACATTTGAAAGTTGCAGACATTTAGTAAAGAAATAAAATGACTGTGGATTTCCTCCACTCTTTAATAATACATCATTTAAGGGACAAATGGGGAATATATGGACACTTAAATTAGTGTCACATAATTCTCCCATTTTGCACTAATCTATGGTATGACTATTAATTAACAACTCATTTAACCCCTGACAATGTATCAACACAATCTCTATAATCGTTTCCTTCGGTTATACATTGTTCCACGTAATCTACCTCATTATATGTTACATTGTTCTTGTTGTTTGATTCACATTTTATATTAGTTACGTCATTAACTAACTCATCAAATAGTGTTGAATTATAGTTATCAATACACTCTTTTAATTCTATATCTGAACATTTATCATACTCATGTTCCAACATATCAGTAACAATTTGTGCGATATGATCCGAGTCCATGTTATTAACAACTAACTCAACAAATTGTTCAATTAATTCACCTCTTTGAATTGCATTTAGTTTTTTCATTATTAATTAACCTCTTGTAATTCATTGTCTAAATTATCAACTAAATCAACTAATGTTTCCTCGTCAAATGTCCATCTAATTTCATCTTTTATCTCAATTTCTGATAATACGTCATAGTCTTCTACAAGGGTTTGATATACAAATTGTTCCATTGATTTGTAATCCATACTATCAATAATTAACTGAACATATCGTTGAGTTAGTGTATCTCTTTGTGCGGATGTTAGTTCTTTCATTGTTAGTAACTCCATGAAAATTGTGGTTGTTCAAGTATAATATCTCTTACTCTTTCTCTATCTAAACTATCACCCTCACCCCATGAATAATGAACATATTCTAAATCTCCCTTTTCAATTCTCTCAATGTAAATATTAAACGCATTGACAATATCATTCTTAGTTAAACCTTTAATCGGATAAAGATCGCAATTAGGATCATAGAATGACCACACATAATCAACAAATTCTTTTAAACTATTCATAATTATTTCCCCCTATGTGATAATGAACCTGCGTAATTAACTTTGTTAAGTAATTCCGTCTTGTAAATGTCTAATAGGTGAGATACATTTAGATCTTGCAATCCGTCCCACTCTTTAACATAATCCTCATTGTTAAAATCACCTGTATTATCTACAAATGATGGACAACTTCTGAATTCATATTCATCATCAACCCAGAAATGTCTTCCGAAAGATTCACTTTGAAACATGATGATTGTCCTCCTTAATAGTTCTTTAGTGTTCTATGTGGTGGATACACATAGTTTCTGTTATTCTCAAATTGAATAACATGATTGTATGGGTGATTCTTATCACCTATCACCTCTACAGTTGCAGTTACTTTAGAGGGACGATTGTTGGAATTAATTGTCATTTGGATTTGGAAATTGGTTGAGGTGCGCTTCACTTAGTCCGTTAATCATTGACCATACCATTTCACCACTTAATTGATTCTCTCTGCAAATATATTCTACTGCATCTTCTACAACATCTTTAACATCAAGTGCGTCTTGTTGTAGATACTCAGGGATCTGATCTGACATGATTAAATGTTAATTAGTAAAGGACATAAAAAAAGAAATAGGGGGTTAAACCCCTATTCCTAGTTGAAGAGTTGGTAAATCTTGTCTCCGATATCAGAGTTTAACTCTGACTCTCTCTCACCATGATCTTGGTACTCAGAGAGTGCGTTATCGATTGCATCCCACTCCTCAGAGGTGAAAAATGATTTGATTGTTTCCTTTTGATCGTAGGAAAAATCACGAACAGTTGTTTTCATTTGAATGAATCCTTTTGATGTACAAGTACATCATAACATAAAAAACCACCCTCATGGGGTGGTTGTGTGACAGTTCTCCAAGTGGTTTAGTTGAACGCACGTTTGTAAGAATCTTTGATATAATCAACAGATTGAACAACAAATGGTTTAGAATTGTTGTAACCCTTGACAATATCTTTCCAGAGTTCTTGTGTTTCCCACTGGTGAATGTTCCATCTAATCTTGATATCGTCCTGATAATCTTTCAAAGAAAGATTAGGATTTACTGGACGAACATTTGTCTCTACTTTGTTATCTTCCACAACAACTTTTGCAATTGTCTTATTTAGTTGAGGTGAAGGATTCGTAGAGGTTGTTGTTACTTTACGAGTGCGTCTTTTACGAGGAGTTGTTACTTTCTTCGTTGCAGATGCAGTTGGCATAGTTACATTTAGTAGAGTGAATAAGTGTTGAGAGAGTGGGACTAACTGAAATGGGTTTCACCCAAGAGTCCAAATTTACCCTATAGGAATCGGTTACACCTGAACCCCCAAACTTAATCGGGGTATAGGAACCACATATCCCTCAACTCTTATATTATACATGATCTGAAAGGGAATACAACCAAAAATGGACACTTTGCGAACTGTACTATAGGAAGTCGGTTCTGTACTTAAATGATGGTAACTTATTGCATAAAGATTGCAATACTTCAGTATCACCATCTTGTAAAGATGTTACAAAGTTAGTAACAAGAATGTCCTCTAATAATTGGTACTCATCTTCACTTAAGTTGAGTGTAAAATAGTTCATGCAGATACTTCCATCCATTTAATAGGGTTTCCAGTTGTTAGTTTCCATAGGTAAATTGGACAACCTTCGTTATCATTAGACCATGCAATTGCTGCAGTCTTTGCTTCATCAAAGGTGTCAAATTCCCTATTATAAGTTTCATCGTAGTTGAAACTAATTGTTAATGACCATTTCATTATCGTACCTTATAAGTGATACTGTCATCTGCATCTGCAAGATAACCTAACTTTTTAATAATAGAAGATTGTTGTACTGAGTATAAATCTTCTCTTATATCATACGCATGTTTTTGTAATATATCAATGAGGAAATCACACTCACTCGCTGTTAAGTTAATTGATCCTTTCATTGTTAATTAACCTCCATATAATGATTGAAGTAAGTATCACTTACATCCTCATTATTCTCTTCTAATTTCTTCCAAAATACATATGTATCCAGACCTTTTCTATATTTTCTGTAGATATTACCCTCACTGATAATATACTCAGAACCAATAGATGTCATGGTTGGATGATTATGAACATGTTCAATTAGTGGTGTCATTCTTCTTCCCTCAATTCATCTTCAATTAAATCACTTATGATCTCATTATTAACACTCCAATCTAAGTTTATAAAACGATCAATTACATGTTCTAATTGTTCATTAGTAAGAGAAACTTCTTCGGATTCTGCTACACTTTCCACATCCAATTTAACATCAATAAATCTACAATAGAACGCATAATCATCTGGACATTCAGATAACCATTGTTCAAGTGATTTGGTTGCAGTTTGCATTAGTTTTCCTCCGAAAGTTGTTCTAGTTTGAGTAAAATACTACCATATTCTTCATCTTCTTTCTTATCAAATTCTCTGTGATTCTGTTCTAATGACCATATAATAAGATCTACTTCTGATTTAGTGAATTTAGGGGTCAAAGTTACACTGTCAGGTGTAATAATAACCTTTGCATCTAACTCACTATTTGTAGCATTGGGATTTGCAATTCCATGATAAACTCCATCATCAGACTCCCAAAATCTCTTCCACTGTGTAGGATCGTTTGTTACATCTTTAATCATTGTTTATACCTCATCTCCTAAGATTGATCCTACTAATACTTCATATTCTCTCACTTCGTTATCACTTAGACGATAAACATAATCATCTAAAATTTGTTCTAATAC